ATCAAGTCATCATTTGCCTTTACAGGTTCTTCTATTACGTTATCGTTTTTATCCTTTTTCCATTTGTAAGACATAAACTCCCTTCTTAGGTTTTTACTATTGTAGTGCAAATTTATTGGATAAGATTTCATTTTTACTATTCCTGCCCATACATCCTTTTGCGCTGGTTTAATGTTAAATCCTTGTCGGTAAAGTTCCTCAATAGATTTAGGCTCGGCAGCATCCGCATAGATTGTAGCACGTTCTGGTAGCTTTTCCTTAATCAATCTTGATAGGTCGCTTAAAGTTAATCCGCTTTGATAAACTATTTCCTCAAAGTAGTTTTGTCCTTCATAGTGCGTAACCTTTATAAGTGCAGCTGGGTGAACGTAACCAAAGTCTAATCCATAGAACACATCCCCATTTGGTGCTTCATCGTATTGTTTCCATTGAGTGTAAATAATTTCTTTTGCCGAGCCTCGTTCACCTAATCCGTAAACCTTCCACATAAAGTCATCTGGTAAGTCTTTGTATTGCTCAATGTTTCTTATTTGGCTTTCGCTTAGGTTTGAGATGTTGTTAAGGTAAGTTGAATGTATGCGCTTGTTCTTTGGGTTATCGGCTACCTCATAAACCCAAGAAATAAAGTCCGCTGGATTCCAGTCTAAGAATGATTGTCCAGTTGTACGAATCAAAAGCTGGTCAAACAATGCCTTACTAATTAGGTTTGCCTCGTTTACGAATAATATATCCCTTGCTGGTCCTTTTGCTTTGTCTGGGTCTTCTAATCCAAATAACTCAATGTATGAGCCATTTTTAAACGTATAAATAAAATCCGTGTACCTAAAATCCTTTTCATCCCAAATATTCCATTGCTCAAGTATGTTTTTGAAATCCCTATAAACTCCACGCTTGATATGTGGTAAGGAATGAGAAACGCACGAAATTCTTGTATTAGGCTTGGTTAAAGCTATGTGAATTAATAACTGAACAACCGAATAACTTTTACTTGACCTTGAACCACCTTCGTTACAAATTATAGGATAACCATCCTCGTATGCCTTTTTATTGGCATAAAAGACAGGAGTAGCCTTAATCTTTAATTGGTTGACAATCTGCATCTGGTTCTATTGTGATTTGCACATTACCCTTTATGTCGGCGGTTATGTCGGTTGTTTGTTTAGGCTTACCTTCTAATCTATCTACTACTGCTTCATAGGCTCTTTGGTCTCCTCTTAATGCCTTTGATATCATTTGCATATCCATCAATTCAAGCACAGTAAAATCTTCTTCTTCGCCTGTAATTGGGTTGCGTTTCTTTTGTACTAATTCAAGCAATCTAAGTAAACGAGTCTTTGAGTTTTGAACTCCTTTAGGTCGACCATTTGGATTACCAGATTGCCCTTTTTCAAAGTGTACTAAATTATCTATTCCAGCCATTGTATTTCCATTGTTTTTACAAAGATAAGCCACAATTAGGGCAAACCTTTCCTTTTTTGGTATTGTCTATTGATTTTGGTTCTTCATTACTTGGAACTAAGAAGTCTACATTAACACCCCAATCGCTTAAATCTCCCACTTCCCAATTATTGGCAAGTTCGTTCCAATCGTGGTCGCCAAATGAAACATTATCCTTTATTATATATGCTTTTAGTTTTTCAACCGATGTATTTTGTGGTAATATTTTAGTAGGTATTTCAGTAATCCCAACCTCTTGACAGGCTTTTAACCTCATATTACCAGCAATAACTATTAATTCTCCGTTATTATCATAAGCTATAATTTCCCTTAATTCAAGCATCTCTGGGTCATCTTGTATAGACTTAACTAATTTTTTAAACTTATCATCTTTTAATAGTCTTGGGTTTTTAGGCAACCCTTTTACTTGTCCTGTGTTGTTTTTTAGCTTGTTTATGCTAACTAATTGCATTTGCATATATAATGTCAAATTTTGTAATTAAGTGGTAAAGTTCGTGCTTTATTGCGTATTCTTCTAATGTTTTAGTTCTTTTTCTTGCATTACATCTTTGACAAGAATAAACTAAGTTCCAATTTTGATTATCTCCACCTCTACTTAATGGTGTTAAATGTTCAACTGCCTTGTATTCAGTTAAATCACATTCACAATAAAAACATTTGTTCTTTTGTACTACCAACAACCTTTTAAGGTAGCTTGTGTCTATTTTTAACTTTTGCAATGACCTTCTCCTATGTCTATAAACTATTAATCTTTCTCTATAAGTAATTTCGCCTCCCTTCCAATTATATAAATTTTCCCCTTTGCATTTAATAGAGTTTTTTCTACCTTGACTTAATGCTTTTTTATGTTCATCTGTTAAAGTTTGACCCTTTTTTGCTTTAGTTTTACAATCATAAGAACAATACTTTCTGTGCTTAAGAGATGCTGAATTTTTATTTATAATCTCATTACCACATAAAATGCACTTCTTATGCATCCTTAGACTTTCAGCAAAACATTCTTTAGAACAATACTTTGGTGTCCTTGACTTACAAGCCTTTTTGCTTTTAAACTCTTTATTACAAGTTTTGCAATTAAACATTATCGGTTTTTTGTTGGTGTTCGTATTGAAATAATGCTATCTGCTTTTTTTTCTAAATTGTTATAACCTACCCATTTGCCACACTTAGTGCATTCAAATTTGGTTTCTTTTATCTTACCGAACCATACATATCCTTCGGTAACTGAACCGCATTTACAGGTATATAACTTCTTTCCGTATGTGTCTTTCATAGTTTTTATTTGAAGTAGGAGTGGGAATCGAACCCACTTACAGACCACAACTTCCAATCATATATACAAACCATTAGAATAATAGTGGCGATTATTTGCAATTTGTATATATCTGGCTTCACCTTTAAGCCTCAATCCTACTATTTTATCGTCCTTGCCTTGCGTACGCTTTAACTGGTTTATCCTTAGGACCAGATGTCTTTTTGTACTTGCCACACTTTCTTTTGCCAAATGTTTGTTTCCCTTTATTATCTACTTTAGCCATTATATTAATTTATAATCTTTATGATTAGAATTTACTCTATTTTTTATAGTTGGTCTTGATACGCAAAGATAAGTAGCACAATCTTGAAATGATTGAAATATTTTATTTTCTGGTATATATAATACCTTTTTTGACATTGGGTGCATATCTCCAACTCTACCTAATGCTGGTTTTACTATTTTATTTCTTTCACTTAAATATGGTCTTTTTACTCCTATGTTTAATTTGCCTTTAGATATATTACTAAGTTTAATCTTTGTGGCTTCTGCCATCTTTTGACCTGTCCTTGCTATTGAAATCTTTTTTGCAACTAATGGGTCTTTACTTATCGCTATTTTAGGATTTCTAACAATATTCATTCCATCCTTATTATCCTTATTATATGTACCAAAAAGTCCTATATAAAACTGCTCCCATAAAATCATTTCTTCATAACTAATATCGCCTAAATCAATTATTAATTTATAGAAATTATCAAATCCATACTTATTAATTGCAGATGAAGCAAATCTTTTACTTTTAGTATTTCTATACTCGTAAAACCTTTTATGTAAGTTTATAGTTGAACCAACATAAGTTCTGCCTTCATTATGGCTTAATAAGTCAAAAAAGTAAACATATTTACTACTAACTTTCGCCATATTTATTTATTAAATCTGCCATAAAATCAAATCTTTGTTCTTGTGTTTCTCCAAATACATAATGCGTAGTTCCATCAATGTCAAAAACATAGCAAGAATATCCAGCTATAACTTCCTCTTTGCACGTTTCAAATATGTTACTTGTATCTTTCAATTAGTTCTATTAATTCTGCTCTTTGCCATTTTTTAAGTCTATTGTTAACCGCTTCAAACTCTAATTCTTTAACTGCTTTCTCTCCTATTCGTTCTACAAGTCCAATCCTGTACATTGCTTGATTGCCGTGCTTAAACATATTGCATCCAGCACATTGTAAATGTATATTCCATTCGTTAAACCTTAAGGCTGAATAACCCTTAACTGTAAAGTAGTGTCCAGCTTGATTACCATTATAGCTTCCGCAACTAATACAAGGTAAACCTTCATCACTTTTCCTTATGTACGCATTAACTACCTTTTGGGTTTTTTCTAACAACTTGGGTAAAGGTATCAATGGCATAAAGCAAAATTAGGGTTTAACTCGTACAAGAACAAGAATATGCAGAATTTAGTTCGGTTAGGTC